TATGAAGTAAATATGAAATACTATTTTGAAAACAGAGAAAAACAGGAAGAATTAAAACTAATTCTTGATTCCTGGCTTAATCCACCTACAAAGTTCAGGCATAGATGTGGAGTCAAAGGCATTGGTACAGATTGTATTCACTTCGTCGTTCGCGTATTGCAAGAAATGAAAATTCTTGGAGAAATAACTATACCTGAATATCCTCCAGACTGGCACCTACACAAAACTCATAAACTCCTTGTTGATGGTATCATTAAACACCTCAATGTAGAGAATGTAGGTTTCAAAAACCCAATGAATGGTGATATCATCCTCTATTTTTTTGGTAAGACAGCTGCCCATGCAAGCATTTTTTATGATGATCAAGCCTATCAAGCTGTAACAAATATAGGCGTAGTGAGAATACATTATCTAGATAAAACATTTTTTAAACGTAAACAATATAATTTTAGGATATTAGCATAGGATATTAGCTTAGGATTTTAGCTTAGAATATTAACGTAGAATTTTAACGTAGAATATTAGCATAAGAATATTAACTTAAAGGTGTGATTAATAATGTCTACTGGAGGGATAATAGGTGGAATTCTTGGTGCTGTAGTAGGATATTTTGTCAGCGGAGGCAATCCATATGGTGCCTATCTTGGCTGGACTATCGGTTTCGGTGCTGGCATGATGGTGGATCCTCTTACTCCAGATATGCCATCACCTGGTCAACCTGAGCTTGGTAATTTAAATATATCTACTTCTACCGAAGGAGCACCAATAAAGGATATCCTCGGTACTACTAAGATAGCTCAAGGAAATATTCTTTGGTATGGTGCTCAACACATAGTAGAAATTACAAATAGAGTAGAGCCATTTGGAGGTAAGGGGACGGTTGGTGGGATAATGGGTGGAGCAACTGGCAAAGGAGACCCAGAAGAAACGAGCCATCAATATTACGTATCTTGGGCTCTTGGTATTTGTATGGGTCCAGTTGATACGTTATATACTATTTACAATGGAGATGATGTAGTTTGGAGTGGGGAGCTTAATAGACCTCTTGCTGGAGGAGAAGAAACTATCGTACTGACAGATATGGGTTCGATGACTTTTTATTTTGGTACGGATGATCAAGTTGCCAATGCTACGCTTACTTCTAAACTTGAAGATTCAACTTTGAATCCAGCTTATCGTCATCAATGTTATGCATTTTTTAATGATTGTTCTACTGGAAACCAGGAACGAATTCCAACGATGAAATTTGTTCTTAGAAAATGTCCAACGTTTGCATTTAATGCTAATAAAACGATTCAGACTTACGACTATAATCCAGCACACGCTAAGTATTATATCTTAAGTACTCTGTTAGAAATTCCTACAGCCCATCTTGATGCAACATCCTTTTCCGACGAAGCAGATGCTTTAAGCACTGAAGAACGAGGAATTAGCATATGTTTTAATGCACAGGGTGCTGCACTTAATACTTACATAGAACCTATTTTAGCACATATAGACGGAATCCTTCGTTGGGGGAATGATGGAAAATTTCATCCTAAATTAATCAGAGCTGATGAAGCTGTTGGAGCACTGCCTTCCTTCGATGAGAATGATATGCTTGATACCTTAGAGTTAAGTAGAAAAAGCTGGTATGATACGAAAAATGAGATAAAGGTACAATATTCGGAGAGAATTGTTTCAGGAGGTTTAGAACCTACTGCTGGAGATATAACAGTGATAGATAGCTGGGAATTTGATACAGATGTATTATTCACTCTCCAAGAACCTGTAAAAATACCAGCTGCATGGGAGGGGGAGGGAGCTTACATGGCTCCTTATACAACTTATTGGGCTGTTGCTGTATGGCTTTCTTCATGGTTTAGAAAAATTAGGATTGATACATTTCAAATAGCAAGTAAAACTGGTTTAATTACAAAATCTTTAACTGATCAACGTACCACTATCTTAGAACCAGAATTATCTGGATCATACCAAGACTATTTTAATAAAACATTCTTTCCAAATGCTTACTATTTCCGTAGCAATGACCAAATAGATTCGATTATGATTTACCCGGCTGGTAATATAGGAGCTAAACCAAGTGGGCAAATAGCCGATTTCGAGGTTGGTGAATTTCCCTGCAGCACTCTTACTCTTTCAGGATTAGGAACACTTTGCTGTACAGCATCTATTATTGTTGGAGTAGAATCAAGATTAAAAACTTTTCAAATTAATGCTGTAGGAGGATTTGGATCAGATACATTTTTAGATATTTATACATTTGATTACGCAAATGATTCTTATTTTGATCTAATACAAACCCATATGATTGGAATGATAGCATGTTGTTATACAACTGGAGTGAGTACTAATGGATATATTTTTACTATTGGAATTGATATAGCTGGAGATATCGAAAACAGTACTTATGATACATACCAATTTGAAAATACTGCCTGTGGTAGACCTAAAACATTGTGGATGCAAGGAACAGATATAGATTCTGTGTATGCTATAATTTATGATAATGGGTTCAATTTCACCATTAAAACTATTAATATTGATAATTTTGGAAATATTACTTTATTAAACAGCGATATAAATACATGTACAAGTCTAAGTTCTTGGTCTGAATTTGGTATTTGCAAAATTGATCAAGAAACAATAGCCATAGTTGGCTTAGATGGTCTCTATGGTGGAAGAATATATATATATCGTATTGGAAGTGATGGAGCAATTTCTGAACTTAAAACACTTAAATTTTATGATGGTACAATTGGCGGAAAAGCTCCAGAAAATTTTCGCATTATTTCTCTTGGAAATAATATTTATTTCGTGTCTTATATGATTTTTTATGGTCTTACAGAACGCCATGGACATTGTACAACACTTAAAATTACTTAAAAGAAAATGCCAGAATATATTATAGACCCATATGAAGAACTTGATACACAAGCAATAGATATTATAGAATCTATAGTTCGTGGAATAGATCCAGGCAATAAAGATATTACGAAACAGATAAATAGCCAAACTTTAAAAATGATGCTATTTACCACTACAGATAATGCCTGTTGGATTACCGCTAAAATTCTAAAAAAGGAAGGCTATAGTTTTGCTGTACTTAGCTTCCCAGTTAATCGAAATTTTTTCCGCCTTGATGTTGGTGATCTTTTCAAATTAAGTTATACCAAATATGGTATTACCGATATGGTGTGTCGAGTAATACAACTCAGAGAAGAAAGCCTGGAATCAGAAAATATTATAGTCAGTGCAATTGAAGATATTGATTACATATCCAACTCTGTTCTTCTTACATCTATCACAGGATTAGCAGTTGCTCCCCTATATAGAGTTAAACCATTAGATTATATTAACGTAGTGGAGACTCCCTATGTAGTAAGTGGTACTATTTTAGGAATCATTCCACTCGCATCACGTATTACTGGGACTGAGTTGGGCTATTATTTATATATGAGTATCGATGGTGGCAGTTCATACACAAAAATTGCTACCATAGATGTATATAATCCTCATGGTTTTTTAGTAGCAGATTATCCAATTACTCGACAAATTGATGATTATCATGGATTTTCGTTAGATTTCAGCAACAGTGATGTAAGTATGATTCAGTCGATTACTAAAGCTCAACTTTGTAGTCAAAATCTTGCTCTCCTTGGGAGCGAGATTATTTCTTTTCAAACAATTACTCCTGTTACTGCAAATCGCTATACTCTTACAGGTATATATCGGAGCAGATTTGATACTGAATGTGTTACTCATGCCATGGGTGAAAATTTCTTCTATATTGGAATTTCAAATTATAAGTGGATAGAGCATGCTGAAATAAAAGCCGGTACTTCAAGATACTTTAAACTTATACCATACTCATCACGAGTGGTTGGGGATATCTCAGAAGCAATTCCTGTACTTACTAATTTAACCGGTAGAGCAAAGACACCATATAGACCAAGCAACCTCGAGGCGAATGGAGCTTTTGATGTAGAAATTCCACTCTATGTGGATGATATTATCCTTGTTTGGGATCCAAGATTACGCGGTGATGGCGCTGGTTTTTCAGCTGATGTTTTTGACATTAATTATGCACCAATCGCAGCGCCTGCTTCTGGGTATGAAGGTTATTTCCGAATAAAAGTTTATGTAGATGATATATTAATGAGAACTACTAGCAATATTGCTGACTTTACCTGGACTTATACAGACGTTATGAATATTGCTGATAATGGAGCTCTAGCAGAAGAAATCGTATTAAAAGTTTCAAATTATAGAATTGAGAGTGGAGATGAATATGAATCTGCTACTGCAGATATCACAGTAAGAAAGCTCAATTCTTCATCTAGTAGTAGCTCAGAGAGTTCTAGCAGTTCAGAAAGTTCTAGCTCAAGCTCTGAAAGCAGTTCTAGTTCAGAATCAAGCTCAAGCTCAGAATCATCTTCAAGTTCAGAAAGTTCAAGCTCAAGCTCAGAATCATCTTCAAGTTCAGAAAGTTCAAGCTCAAGCTCAGAATCATCTTCAAGCTCAGAATCATCCAGTTCAAGTTCATCTGAATCTAGCTCAAGCTCTGAATCTTCAAGCAGTTCAAGTTCTGAAAGTTCTAGTTCCAGTTCTTCTGAAAGTTCCAGCAGTTCTTCAGAATCAAGCAGCTCAAGCTCTGAATCTTCAAGTTCAAGCTCATCAGAATCTAGTTCGAGCAGTTCATCTGAATCATCTAGCAGCTCTTCTGAATCTTCAAGCTCATCAGAAAGTTCAAGCTCCAGCTCTGAATCAAGCTCCAGCTCTGAAAGTTCTAGCTCAAGTTCAAAATCTTCAAGCTCCTCTGATTCTTCTTCAAGTTCTAGCTGTGGATGGGAAGAACATTTTGATGATGCTGCTTGGGGTTTATGGGGACCTACACCATGGACAAGCGGTAGTTGGGATGATCCCAATCAAGAATGGGATAATGTAGGTAATGGAGTTTACGTATTACATTTACTGATGTAGCAACTCTATCAATCGAATTAGTAGATATCAATGATGTAACAATTGCGTTATCAGCTTCAGCAAATTCCGGAGACATTATTGATATAACTTTTGCAGGTGCAGATATTGATGATCTTTTTATTGGAGAAGGGGTAGCTAATGGTTTTTCTGTAACAAACATCGAGTTTTGCGCTTAGAACATTTTTTGTAAAAAATAGTGTTGTAATTCATATATTACTATGTTATAGTTAGGTATAATTGTAAGAAAGAGAGAGCATGGTTAAATCAATTATATCTAAACCTACCTTAAAAACTATCAGAGATATACTTAATTCAATGAGCCTGGAAGAGCTTAATGAAATCTTTCAGCTTGTTACGCGATACCTATATCATGCTAAACTAAAGAAAAATTTGAGGGGAGGATAAAAAGAGAAATGAAAAGATATTGTACATGTGATGGATGGCAAAAAGGTATGAAACAAATAGTTGATCAAGCCGTTTTTTGTGCAAATCAGTCAGCAGCGCCTAAATATGATGGTCCAAAGTTTAAATATTGCCCTTGGTGTGGAGGGAAATTGTTTATTTTGAAGGAAAAATAGGAGGTAAAAAAATGGCTGGAGGAGTAATAGACGATAATTGTAAATCCAAAGTTTATTGTAGGGATTGTAAATATTATAGAATATTAAGACTTGGATTTAAGGTTATTGAGCATTTTAGTTCTTATGATAGTTGCGAACATCCTGATAATTATAAAGATACATATCTTGAACCAAACTCAGAACATGCTTCAATACCACTTATACTAAACCATGGTAACGACTGTAATTGGTTTGAACCACAATGAAAAATTCTACCAATGATAACCTTAATCTCGATGCTCAAAATCGAAGAGAGACTCTCCAAAAATCAATTGAGGATAGTGAAAAAAAACCGAGTGAATCTTCTCAAAAACCAGGGGAGGAGTATCAAAAATTATTGGAAGACATTAAAAAACTTATTAAAGAATATGATAATACACGTAAGTAAGTACAATGGGCAATAATCTCTATAAACAACGCCATAAGAATTTAGGTCTCTGTACTGACTGTTCTGAAAAAGCTCTTCCAGGACGAACTCGTTGTTTTACGCATGACGTTAATCATAGATTATGGAAAGAAGATCCTCAGAAAAATCATGAACGAACTATAAAGTGGAAAAAGTACTGGGAAGAAAATGGGTTATGTAAAGGATGTGGCGCTGAGCTTGATATAGATTCTTCCAAGTATTGCATGAATTGTCGATCAAATAATTACAGACCTCGTTGGGCTTATTGGCATGAGCTCAGAGTACGAGGTATATGTACTAACCAATAATTAGGAGGATAATTTGAATCCAATACAGTTTGAGGAATCTAATATAACGCTACAGAAACCAAAATCAATGACTGATGAAGAATGTCAACCTCTCCCTATCTTCCGAGATGGAAAACAATGTATTTCATGTTGGCGTCCAACATTGAAAGAAGTATTTTCTATATTATTTTATAGAAAGATATGGCTGTCAGTACATATATGGCTGTCAGTACATAACGGCAATACTCAACCACCTGTCTGGTTACTTGGAGAAAAAACAGCCTTTAATAAATAACCAATAATTAGGAGGATAACATGCATCCAGGAATTAAACTTTTTTATCCATCAAATCATGACCTAATCCCATTCGGTGATTTTCATACCGGTTCTTTAATGAGTCATGAAGATGGCATCAAAGAGGCTATTGAGTTTATAGCAGCAGAACCACATAGACGGGCAGTTCATATGGGCGATGCAGTAGAAGCAATTATTCGGGATGATAAACGGTTTGATCCTACAATGGCCGTTGGTATACCAGCTCAACAACGAGATCATGTAGCTGAATTACTTGAACCCATCAAAGATAAGCTCGATATTATGTTGATCGGAAATCATGAATGGAAGTTGTTACAATATGAAAATATCACGACTAGTCTATGCAAAATGCTTTCTACCCCTGAACATAAAGTTGAATATGGCACCTTTTCATGTGTAGCTGAAATCCATGATAATATTGGTCTAATGTATAAAATCTTCCTTACTCATGGAAATTTACGTCTGCAATCTCAGGCTAAAGATTACCAACAGATGCAAGGGAACAAGCGGGCCCGGCTAAGATTATACCTTAAAGATTTTGCTTCTGACTGTCTCATTATGGCATGTGGCCATACCCATCAGTGTCATATTGTTCAACCAACTGACGAGCAGCTTTATCTTTATTATAAAGAAGGTAAAGTTAAACAAGGATACTTAGGCCTTGGAAAACAATCAAATTATATTGATCCGGATCAGAGGTATTACATCAACACTGGTGGATTTTTTAGACTCTACACAGACGAGGTGGATTCTGAGGGTTATCATCTAACCGGTTATCCAGAACTCTTTGGTTATAAACCGATGGAACTTGCATTTCCAGTTATTGAAGTAAGAGATAGAAAGATACAGAGAGTTTATAAAGTGAGGGTGTGAAAATGGAAGATTTCGTGGCACTACTAAAAATAATTATGGTTGAAGAAAATGGCTATACAGAAGATGAAGCAGAGATTCTTGTTAAAAAATATCCTAAAATTATAATGCAAGGTATCATGAAAGGGTCTTTTGCTTTAAGAGCTATTGTGATGGCAATTGAAATGAAGGAAGACCAAATACAAGTATGAGTTGCAACCAAATACAAGTATGAGTTGCAAAAAGGGTCGTTAAGAGGTACTAATTGTAATTATCAACATAGGACTTTTTATAGAATATGAAAAAACTAAAACCTTATCCAATAGATGTTTGTAGTGAATGTGGTTTGAAAGCATCAAAAGCTATGGGTAACGTACCTCCAGCTTTTGAAGTATCGACATTTCATTATGGAATTTGTGATGTATGCGGAATTTATAGACCTGTAACTGAAAGCAGGGACTTTTTTTATCCACCATTCGTAGGTCATAAGAAATCATAACATCGCAACGATATTACCGATAGGAACTATTTGAATAGATTAAAGGACATTTTTGTCCTACAACATATATAGTAAATATAAAATGATACCTGAAAATGTCTTTTATGACAAGATGTTTTACGACAAGATGTTTTACGACAAGACATTTTACGACAAGATGTTTTACGACAAGATGTTTTACGACAAGATGTTTTACGACAAGATGTTTTACGACAAGATGAGTCAATTAAAGAGGGTAATTAACTCAATAATTGAGGTAATAAAAAGGGTATAGTGCCCGATTGGGAGGAAAAATCTAATGAAATCAGATGAAAAACTATGGGGGATTTGCATGGTAATTTACCGTATCATGTATAAAGAAGCATCTCCTTCAGCTGACTTTGATGCCATGATCGAATCTGGCGAAGCATTGCGTACTGATCGTAGAGATTATAATAGTTTTTTTGAGAAGTATTTTCTTGATGATGAACGACAGATGGAAATCATCAATGAGACATGCAAAGAGAATAAACTTACAAAGCGCGAGAAAGACAAAGTGAAGACTACAGTTCTTCTTGGGTGTAGTCCAACAATTAATATAGAAAATCAGAAAAGGGCACTGGAACAGGAACTAACTTAATATTTGCACATTAACATAAGTTAAGTTATATTAACATAGATTACGTTACTGTGTGTACGTTATTGTTGTTCATTAAAACATTTAAATAAAATAAACATTTCACTAAATTACGTTACTTCACAGTTTTGTTAAGTTGCGATAGGTCAAATCAACTATAAAACATCAACTATAAAGTAAGCCAATGAAAAATTTTTTCCGTAATATAAAACGACTCCTCTACTGGCTTCCAATAATTTGGAAAGACAGAGATTGGGATGAACATTTCTTTTTTGTCATACTCCAACATAAGTTAAAATCTATGGAAAAATACTTTAGAAAAAATGCACACTTTATTGGCATGGAAAAAGAGGCTAAAAAAATAAAGATATGTGTCCAAATTTTGAATAGAATTATTGATGATAACTATCTTGATCTTGCATTTAGACAACATGAACAAAAATGGGGTAAGCTTAAATTAGATTTCAAAGGAAAATTAAAGAATGAAGTAGATATCTATCGTACTAAGACAACTCCAGAAACTAAAGCCCAGGAAGCAATTGAGTCAAAACAGTATCATGAATTAGAAGAATATCTCAGGAAACAAGATTTAACATATCTGTTTTATTTAATTAACAAATATATTCGAGGATGGTGGGACTAATATATTATGAAAACTATAGATTATCTAGATTTAAAAACTAAGTTGCTTGAACTTGGTTATGAAAAAGAAATTGACTGGGCTGAGGATATAGAACTCTGTAAAAATGAAAATAGTTTTGCTAATGAAGCTATGTGGGTGATTCTTAATTCAGGCATGAAAAATCAAATAGCAAGAAAGATTGAAGAAAGAATCTATCATGCCATAAAACTTCACCAACCAATTGGCTCAGTCTTTGGCCATAAGGGTAAAGTTAAAGCAATTGAGTATATTTTTACAAATAAAAAAGAATTATTCAAAGACTTCCAGGAAGCGAAAAATAAGTTAGAATTTTTAGTATCTTTACCATGGATTGGAAATATTACAAAATATCACCTCGCAAAAAATCTTGGTATTGATATATGTAAACCAGATAGACATCTTGTAAGGATTGCTGATAAGTTCGGTACTACTCCATTTAAATTATGTGCTAAACTTTCAAAAATAACTGGTGATAGAGTAAGGACTATAGATACTGTTTTATGGCGGGCAGCAAATTTAGGAATCATATAAAACGAGATAATACCATGAAAACATCACATATAACAATGCAGGAAGAGAACAAAATTCTTCGTAAATTACTTTGGCTTTACC